GTTCGGTGGACTGCCGACGAGCAGGTCGGCGCTCGCTTTGTTCACGAGCTGCATCTTGTTGTCGACGACGAACTCCTTGGTGGCCCATCCCTCCACCGAGTATTCCCTGCCGGTGATCTTGTCGGTTTGGATGACCTCCCCGACCGGTTTCGTGTAGTACGATCGTCCGAACGGATCCTCGTTGATGACGTAAAGCGCCTCGTTGGCCGAAAACTCGCTCGCGATGGAATGGCCCTTGGTCGTGAGCTTCCTGTACCTCTCGTATCCCATCTGCCTCGCTTGATGGTCGATATTGAATGAAAACATATATCCGTCTCCTGTTTTTCGCTTCCTCACCGCTTTCCAGCGGAGACGACCTTTTCGGCCGGGTTCCCGAACCAAATACCGCCCGGCCCCACGCTCTTCGTGACCACGCTGCCACAACCCACAATCGCGCCCGATTTTATCCTTACGCCGCACCTTACGGTGCAATTAGCGCCTATCGAAACCCCGTCCTCGACGAACGTCTCCTCCAGGTTCCAATCCTCACCCACCCTGGGAAACCTGTCGTTCGTGAAAACCACGTTCGGGCCGACGAAAACCCTGTTTCCTATCTTGACTCCTTCGGGGATGTACGCCCCGGCTTCTATCTTGCAGTCGTCTCCTATGACGACGTTACGACCTATCTCGACGTAGCTCCCTATCACGCAGTTTCTGCCGATCTTCGCGCCGTTCAATATGTTGACGAAGTTCCAAATCTTCGTTCCCTCGCCCACCTCGAATCCGGAATCAACGGGCGCGATCTCGTCTCGGTCATTTCCGTCATCGTCCTCGACAACTTCATTCTCCCCTTCCGCAACCATCAGAGCCTCCTTGATGAGCCTCGACTTATCCGCAACCTTCTCCATGGCCGGAACGACGCAGTGTCCACCGATCTTGCCTCTCGGTGGCGTGAGCAACGGCCTGACGTACTCCGTTCTGCCCTGCAATAGAAGCCCTTCGTTGTAACTCATCTCCCAATCCTGCACGACGCTGGAATAAGTGAGACCGTGCTTCTCGCACAACTCGTCCTGCTCCTTTGCGAACGAGATGTTCAATCCGTACCTCGCCAGAGACAAGAGTTTCGCGAGCTCCGAAGCCTCCGGAGACGACATCCTCTTGCACGGCATTATCCTCATGGCCTGCGCGGCGAGCTCGTACGCCTCGTCCGAATCCGCTCCGATGTACTTCACGAAACTCCTCAATCCCGTCGCCATCTCCGGATGAGTCCCTCTCACCGGGGAATGCACCACGTGCACGTCCTCGGCTTTCTCGATTATCTTTCTCGTCGTCCCGATCTCGACCGTGCTGTGGATGACAACGAGCTTCTTCGGCTTGCACGTATTGATAGCTTCCAAAACTTGATATCCGAAGTCGGAAACGAACGGAAAACAGATATGCAACACATCGACCTCTTGAGCTCTCCAAGCCCATTCTTCGTCACCGCTCATATTCACGTCTTCAGCGTATACATCCTTGTGAAGCTCCTGTTCTGACAAAACCCTGTACAACCCCTTGCCGACTTCTCCCATTCCCGCTATGACGTGCCTCATCACTCCTCCCTCTTTTCATCATACATCGGAGCCTTCGGCCCTCTCCCGGAGATCAAATCATTCAACAGTGATTGCTTCTCATCCGGATGTTCTTGATTCTCGATGACCTTCTGCTTCAACTCTTCTTTCGTAGGTTGCTTTTCATCTTCCGCCAACACTTTCATCACCCCCTATATATTATGTTTTTTTTAGCCTATCTTTTATACCGTATTGTTTTACAATCAATATATAAGACTTTCCTTATACATCCAGCTTCAATTGCGAGCTTTCTTTGCTTATCCTCTTGACACTTATATCGCAATATTCCTTCGAGAGTTCTATTCCTATCCAGCCCCGATTATAGCGTTCGCATACTACGGCTACAGTTCCGCTACCCATGAATGGATCAAGGACAATAGGGCGGTCTATTATAGTATAACCGCAATCGCATTGTGGTTGCCAGCCGACTGTCTTTTTACTCACCGCTACATGTCCGCCAGTCCTCGCAAGACCACCCGAATACTCCGGTTTTTGTTTCTGCTTCTGCGTATCTCTGCCTGTTGTCGGACGGGTGATATAACTCTTTTTGTCTGTTATCCTAACCCACGGTTTTCCGCATATTGGACAATTACCCTTCTCGCTTGTTCCTGCTTTTATACACGGTATAACTAACTTTACGGGAAACGTGGCAAAGTGCGCTTCTGGAAAGGATTGTGTTGGTATAGTCCACACAGTACGTTTATTGCGACCGATTAGATGGGGCAATGGTGTTTTTCTCTTTTTATTTATAAATTTGCCACCGTATTTATGATACCCACTTGATAAATTTCCGCCTATATTTTCATTCCACAATCGCACATGCGATTCTCTTATCGCATCCGCATCGTAGAAATACTTCGGTGATTTTGTCATAAGAAATAGATATTCATGCGCCTTTGTCGGGCGATCAGTCACACTCTCCGGCATGGGATTAGGTTTTGAATTATGAGTCAATATACCACTGGATAAACAAAACATATGAGGCTCATTAGCAACACCAATATCATATAATTTTCTGCATCTTGATTTTTTAATATCAACAATTTCATTAACATCTTTATTATTATGGTGATTAGAAACATTAAATCTTATCTCGCCTTTGAAACTCAGAAATTTTCCATTTTGGTTATTAGAATGAGACAATTTTAATATTAGCTTAAAACCTAATCTTGCCGACAGAGTTCTCAAATCTCTTTCTAAATTATAATTTCTCGTAAAACCTATACGCCACCTTTTGTTTTTAGAATCCCAATAACCATCTCCAGATAAATACCCATTCAATAAACTTTTAAGCCAGTTATTATCATGCTTCCAACATTTAACCTTTAATCCTTTATTTTTCGCCGTTTTCCCTGAAATATATTCATCTATCACGGCATTTAATAATCTGCTATATATCCTTATATTTCTTTCATTACCATTTTCTGTATATGTTAAACTGCCTCCCCATTTTTCGACAATATTACATAACTTAATCAATCTTTTTTGTTCTTTTATATGCCCTGCTATTTGAATAGTATCCTCGCTCCTTGAACCTTCTGCTAAATATAAACCAAGAAACCAAGCTATATTATCATCTACAATATTTTTTAAACAATTTTCAGGTTCCGGCAGTTTAGTTGATTTCAACACATCTCCAATTTTTAAGTCTTTCACCTCCACCATCCCTCTGTTAGTTGGAAATCTATGCAAAGGAGTACATGAAATCCTCTCACCAGACCGTAAATTGATTTCTATTTCATTACCTTGTCTTTTCACAACAGATGTTCCTAATACCTGAACCCATTTTCGACCATTCCACAATTTTATAGTTTTTGGATCAAGTCTTGCCATATTTAATTCTCCAGGTAAATCTTTCTTAAAAGTCATTCCTTTGAAATATTTGCGTAATCCCCAATACGGCGGTGAAGTTATACAACACTGTACCGATTCATCGGGTAACTGTCGCAATACTTCGAGCACATCACCGTTATAAAGTTTGCCCAATCTGGTCTCGAAATACGGTTTCATCACGATAATCCAATTTCCTCTAAAATGTCTATTACTTTATCCATGACTCTCTCCTTTCATCTACCCTTCGGATGCAGCAAATCGTCTCTGTCCGCGACTTCAATCTTTCCCTCGCGCGATATGATCCCGAACAAAAATCCTATGACTCCTCCGAGCAACAAACTAATCCCGGCTATCATCAACGCCTCCCAACAATAATAAATGCTGTTGAGATCAATTTGCAAGATTTCCCTGAATCCCGACATCTCGAACCCTCCTTTCCAATCTCTTCTTCAATTCGAACGATAATTCCCTCGTTGCTTGAATATCGGCGAACGCGTTGTGCACTTTGAGTTCGATTCCGAACATGTCGCACATGGTTTTGAGCGTGAAATCATTCGCTCTCAATCCGTTCTCGAATACGTTCTCAGCGACGAGGCAGCTTACGTCGTACGAAACCGAGAAAAACCAACTCCCGTAATATTTGTCATTCAATTTTTCGAAAAACATTCTCAAGAAATCAACGTCGAATCTAACGCAATAGCCAGCAACCACGAACTTGTCGTTTTTGTCGTATTTGTCGACAAACTCTCCCATCATCGACTGCAACCTTTTCATCACTTCGCCCGGCTCTGGAAATTCCTTCATTTCCTTCACGTCGTATCCGTGAACCTTGATGCTGCTGGGATCCACCGCGTCTTCCTCGAACGGTCGAACCCGAGAACCCCAAGTCCGCTCGATTTTTCCGTCTATCTCGATCAAAACACCCATTTCGATTATCGCGTTTCTCTTGGGATTTAAACCCGTCGTCTCACAATCAAACCAAAATATCTTTCCCATGCCGCCCCTCCCCATATGTTGAAATCAACAACTCAAAAACACAAATTATAAAACCACTCCATTTTCGTAATACCATTCAAGATTATCGTAATTACAATTCACGCCATCATCTCGACGCTTCGCGGTCGATCCGCATTTTATCTGACTCATAGAATCGTATTCATCGCACTTTTTCATTTTCATGGAATGAACATTTGAAAGTAATCTCACATTCTCATCTCGTTTCATTCCATCATAAATACCGAGATCACAAAAAACTATTCGAGCGTATTTTGGTTTTCCGTAATTTCCGCCAATCACATCCACTTTGACTTTGCAATGAAGGCAATTCATGCAATAAATCATTTTCACTCCTTGTTTTTGATAAACTCACCCCGCCCGCTTTAAAACGAGCGAGGTTTAAAGCACTACCGTTCATACAAATTTACCGCAAAATTCCTCCACATATTGTTTTTTCATCGGGCGCTGGTCACCGACACAGCGTTTGTCCCGTTGTTTACTATATCTTGTCATAACGTTCATATTTTGCAAATCTTTCAGTAAACTTATCCATTTTTTTTCTTTTATATTTCAGATTTATTGTTGTGCCAATTCAATAATCCTCATTAATTTCCTTTCTCTTTTTTTAACATTTCCGCTTGTCTTTCCCAATTCGTATTTTTTTTAATTCCTGTTTCATCATGGCAAATTCTTGCGGTCTAATAATAACAGAACGATTTATAATTATATGTAATAATAAGCTTATCGGTATTTCAATATCTCTTCTTCTCGATTGTTTTTTAAAATACATTCTATGTCTATTTTTACTAATCCAACACAAACCCACATCATTATTATCAATCTCTTCCGGTTTAATCATTCCCCACGGGCAAATAAAATAAAATTGATTGCAATATAATAAATATTTTTTCCATTTTTTATCTGCTTTGAAATCTCCCCGACTTATTTTAATTTCATAGCCTATCATATTTAAATTAATCCATGATCTTTCCATTACCCATGCATCTAATCTAAGTAAATTATTATTATACCACGTAGGCCCGGTTTTACATTCAGGCACAACTATATCTTTACTATGATGTCTTTTTATAACTTTCAATATTTCATCAGATGTCATGTTTGTCTCCTGACATTCCCGCCGGCTCTCTCCAAAACCGGCGGGTGAATACGCTACTACTACATCTTCTTCCTCACGGGTAAAGACTATCCTTCCCCCTTTAGTTGTATTTCCAACAGGCGCTGGTCACCGACACAGCGTTAATCCTGTTGTTTACTTCTTTCTCTCCGTAAAACTACTTAATTTCTCCAAGCCAGTATCACCATAAAACGATACATCGATATTACTCTTTTCTATTTTCTCATAAGGCATTTTTGTTATATCATATGCCATTTGCGTGGCTTTTTCGTAAGCCTTCTTTTTAGATTTATTATCGAGAAAGTCAGCAGTAAACCACAAGTGTTGTGCCAAATCCAATGCAGCCCACGACATAGCAAATACAAGTTCTTTAAGTTGGGTTTTGTTCATATTATTAGGATGTCGTTTCATTTTTTTCTCCTTCTTTCGGTTTCCTCTTTACAATGTGGCATACATTCAATTATATAATCTTTTCCACACCACATTAAATTATTTAGATTACAAGTACAAGTGAAAAGAGCATCAATCAATCCATCATATCCCTTGTCCTCAAGATATTTCTTAACTATTTCTTTCACTGTCATTTGCAATGCGCTCTAATTCACCGATAATTTTATCATACCACTTCCTTTTCAAACTCTATTATATTTCCTTCTTTGTTCTTCTTCCCTGCGATACTGATTATTCCCATTTGAATATATGTCGCCATCTTTTTGACGTCTTTGTCAGTCATTTACTTCCTCCTGTTTCTTTATCATTGTTTCCAGCTCTTTAAATATTAATCTAAGCTCGCTCAGTATTTCCTCGGTAGTGTCTATTTCTCTGTTTAATTCAGCTAGTCCCCCAAGTGCGAGACTTTTTATTAAATAGACTTGTTTCTCTGTCATTTCGTTTTACTCCTCTCATTTTTTATCCCTAAATCGCAAAATTTAGGTTCAGAAATATCCTTTCTTTTCTGTCAGCTTTCGCCACTCTTTAAAATCACGATTCATATCTGCTATTTGTTTATATCGTTTTGACGGTGGGATCAAATCTTTCAATGATTTAATATTCACGGCGTCAATTATTGCGCTTACCAAAGCGAGCTTTGTTTCTTCAATCGCATCCGACAACATGCCAATTGCCGGATATATCAATCCGCATTTTTCCATTACATCAGAACTTGCGTTCATGAGAATCACTAATTGTTTGGCGCAATCATTAATGAATGGTGAATATGATTCATCTACGTCTGATAGTTTGTCTTGTTTCTTTTTCATTTTCTTTGTCCTCCAATCCACGTAAATAGCTCTGAGCTTTATTAAATTCCTTGAAAGTGGTTTTTAACCATTCGTATTTATTTTCTGGTATTTCTACAACAAAATCATAGATATTATACGAAGCGAAGAAATATACAGGATACCACTCGGTCTTATCTATAGCCACCTTGACTGTTTTCATTTCTCCTCCTCTCTCAGGTCATCTTCGTTGAAATCATCATACAGATTTTTACCCTTTTCGAGTAACTTAATAGCATTATCAAGCTGACTACGGCCAATCATCTGCTGAAAAGCTGGATTCCCCTCTTTCAGATTATGTTGTGCGTTATACAATACTTCAAAGATTGTTGTACTCATTTTTCCTCCTCTAATTTTTTTTGGGTACTATTATCCAATCGGGATTATCACCTATCATGTAATCATCATAATTTTCAGGTGTCGGTTTTTCTTTGTATCCTGCTTCGCAGTATGTGCATTCCTCACGACAAGGCATTAAATCATTTATCTCGCATCCACACATCGGTTCATAATTGCACAATCCATCATACCCATTGTCCTCAAGATACTTCTTAACTATCTCTTTTACTGTCATTATCAAACCTCCTCTTATTCTTTTTTCTTTGACAATTTTCCTCCCCATTCCCATGTAAATTGTATAAACCAAAACCCCAAATCTATAATTATGTGAAAATGTCGAGGATATTTTTCACTCATTACTGTGAAACCAAAACTAAACAAATCCGGCCGATACGAACCAAATTCAATTAATTTATTTGCAAGTACTTTCATTTTCTACGCTACTCCTCGCAATCAGATTCTCCATTTTTCTCTTTATACCCTGTACATGATTCCAGCCATACAGGGTCGAAATTAAACGGACTGCTGTTTTGATCTGTATTGGCGGTACTCTTCCCACGCTTGCGAATATTCCCACTATTTGCAGGAATGGACTACCTGTCACGTCTGAAAATGCAGGATGCACACATCTACTATGAGCACTTCCAGGCACATTTCTCCTGTAAACACACTTATAGCAATTAGGTTTCATTTTCTTCCTCCTCCTCTACTTCTTGGTCATATGCTATATCACTTAACCGGACTAATTCACGTCTTATACTAATCAAGTCTGCACTCATTGCACCTTATTTTTTCGATTTACCCTTAACAATCTTAAAATCATAAAACTCAGTCTTAACCAGGCCATCATATCCATTTTCCTCAAGATATTCTTTTACGATTTCTTTAACGGTCATTTTCTATTGACTCCCAGTCCGGATAATAATACTCTTGTTCGTCTAGTCTCTTCATGGTACATTCATAGCACCAGCAAAGACCATCACCCTCTTTCCCATATCCCCACTTTCTACCCCAGTCCGATCTATCTGCATTGCAAACAATTTCTATTCCATGCATATTATTATGATTATTTACCTCTCTCAATATTTTAGGCACTCTGTAGCCAGGCGAACGAGATTGATTTTCGTTGTCCCTGCTACCTTTGTTACCCGTGCCGCTGCCTCTGCCGCTGCCCATGCTGCTGCCTTTGCTGCCCATATTGCTGCCTCTGCTGCTGCCCCTGCTGTTCTATCTTTGTTCTGTAGCCAGGCCTCAGCCCATTTTTTATATTCCGGATCGGTACATACTTCCAATGAACATAAAATTCCAAAAG